TAACGCCTGAGATTTCTAGTTATTTGGTACTTGATTTTGTTGCTAAACGGTACAGCATATTACCGTCACAAGTAATGAAGTTGGGGGACAGTATAGATATGCGTTGTGCAAACCTAAGTGCAGGTTATGAATCGTATCTAAATAAAAAACAAGAAGGCGGTTGGAAAGACAAAAGCGATCATGGGCATAGTCAAGAACAACTGTTGGATATGGTAGAGAGGGCAAAGAATCGTGGGAATAAGAGTAACGACTAATACTATGGGCAGAAGCCTTGGTAGAATAACAGCAAAAGTTAGTAAACTACCAAAGGAAGCACATAGATATTGGAAGAAAATTACACCTTATAAAACTGGTAATGCTAAACGTAGAACTAGATTGCAAGGTAGTAAAATAAAAGCCAATTACAACTACGCTGTGCCTTTAGATAAAGGTTGGAGTAGACAAGCACCACGAGGTATGAGTAAGCCAACTGAAAAGCATATCAAAAAACTAATAAGATTTAAGATATTGAGGAAATAACATGGCTGATTTAAGATATACCGTTGATGTAGATACTAAAGGCGCCCAGCGATCTATAAACAATTTAAAGAGCACCATACGAGGGGTAACTGGTGTTCTTGCAGGTGCATTTGCATTTAGTGAAGTTGCACAGATAGCCGCAAGGTTTGAAGACTTAAGAGTTACACTTGGCATTTTATATAAAGATGTTGAACAAGGCGCAAAAGCATTTGATCAAATTAAAGTGTTTGCAACTCAAAGTGTATTCTCAGTAGAAGACCTTACAGCAAGTGTTGTAAAACTAAAAGCGGCTGGGTTAGATCCTACTATAGAACAACTACAAAGATTTGCTGACGTAGCCAGTGTGTCAGCAGATAGTGTGGGTGCATTACAAGCTATTACAGACCTTTATGCACGTACTACAGCAGGTGGTTTAGGACTTGAAGATCTAAACAGACTTGCTGATAGAGGTATTCCTGTATTCACTATACTTTCTGACAAGTTAGGCATAAACAGATTAGAAATTAGTAAATTAGGACAAACAGCAGAAGGTGCGGCTGTTATACTTGGTGCATTAGAAGAAGGACTTGACGAAGCTTTTGGTGGTGCTAGTGCCGCAAGAGTGGGCACACTTAGTCAAGCATTTAGTAATCTACAAGACGCACTACAGAATGCCGCAGATGCAATGGGCCAAGCAGGATTTGGACAAGCACTTACAGATATAGCTAACAGTATCACATCGTTTGTTGAAGGCAATGAAAACTTTATAAAATTTGTAGGCGGTGCTCTTGGCGGTGCAATAACATTCTTAATTGACAATCTAAAAATATTATCTATTATGCTTGGTGGTGTTTTTGCTGTAGGTGTTGCAACTAGAGTACTTGCAATAGCTGGTGCTGTATTTGAATTTGCTAAAGGTCTTAGAACAGCCGCAACAGCTGGTGCTATACTACAAGGTGTTACAGGTGTTGGTCTAATAAAATTAGCCGCTGGTGTTGCTGCCGCGGCAGGTATTGTTGAAGGCATCAATGCTATGACTGGTGATACTAGTGACAATATCAAAGAGTTACAAGCAGACTTAGAAGGTTTAGCTAGTACTATGCCAGAAGGTCCGCTTACCGCACCTACTACAGATGATGGTACAACAAATGACTTTAGAACAGCATTTACAAATTTAAAAAATGATCAAGACGATGCAACTAGAAGTGCTATAAATTATTTTGCTACGTATAAAGACGGCGTAAGCGATATTATGGCTACTGTAGATCAGCAAGGTAAGTTGCTACAAATGTCAGAGTCACAAGCCAACGTTGAAAGAGAATTATTCCGCTTTAGACAACGCTATTTTGACACAATTAATCCTTTACAACGTAAGGTTACAGAACTTAGAGCCAAAGACACAGAAGAAAGCCGTGTACAAGCAGATGAAACTGAACGTCAAATTGGTCTAATTACAGAACTTTACAACACAAGCATATCAGGTCTAAGAGAAACATTACAACTACGTGAAGCTAATCGTAGAGAAGAAGAAAAAATGGAACTGTTTGTAGATACACGTAGACAGTTACAACAGGACCTTAATGGCCTAATAAGAGAATCAAACAGAGAATTACAAGATTTAAATCTCACACCATTTGAACGTGAACTTGCAGAACTTAATCGCACTGTTGATGATACTTTAATTACAAGTATTAACAATATAAAAGAAGCTTGGGAAGATGACTTAATTACTACTGACCAATACCTTGCAGAAATGCAACGTCTAATGGACATGGCAGAAGTAGCAGAAAATAGTTTGGCTGAGAATGCTAGAACTATACGTGATACACAACGTTCATTTGCATACGGTTGGAAAGAAGCATTTGAATCATATGAAGACGAAGCAACTAATGCTGCCAAAGCCGCAGAACGTATATTTGAAAAAACAACCAAAGGCATGGAAGACATGATTGTTGACTTTGCTAAAACAGGTAAGTTTGAATTTAAAGGCTTTGTTAACAGCATACTAGAAGAATTATTAAGAAGTCAAATACAACAGATTATAGCACAAACATTTGGTGCATTTGGTAGCACAGGTAAAGGAAGCGGCGGAAGCAACTTCTTTAGTGATATGTTTGCAGGATTCTTTGCAAACGGTGGCATGATACCTGCAGGATCATTTGGTGTTGTAGGAGAGCGTGGACCTGAGTTAATAAGTGGACCTGCAAACATTACACCATTAAATGGTGGCTTAGGAGGCAATGTAACCTACAACATTAGTGCTGTAGATGCAATGAGCTTTAAGCAAATGGTTGCAAGAGATCCAGGATTTATTCACGCTGTTGCAAGTCAAGGTGGCAGAGCTGTGCCAGCAAGGAGATAAAAAGATATGAGCTTTCAATGGGTTTTAGATAATGCTACAACATTTAGCATAAACAGATTAGATACAGTAGGTAGTACTCAAGCTAGAGATGGTACAATAAAAGCAACCAGCAGAGGTACACCTAAGAAAATATTTACAGTGCAATTACCAGATGGTCCTAAGTGGAGTGATATCAAAGGTAACATTGCAGCCGCAGAAGCACTTGATAGATATACAACAGCAACAATGACAATTGACTATAGTGTACATGATTGGTACTATGGATTTGTTGATCCAGGTGTTGCAGAAGAAAGTTATACAGTAATTTGTGTACAATTCCCACAATGGACAGTATTTGGCTACGACCAGGTTAGATGGGATGGACCATTTGTATTTGTGGAGGTTTAAATGGCTAACCTAGACGCATACACAAGCGTAAGAACCGCACTATTTGTAAGAATAGATGTTAATGAATACAGAACTACAAGTTCAGGATCATTTGCACCAGAGATTCTAAAATTTAGTGATTATGATTCTACGTTTAACATTCTTGGATTTGACTACACACCACTTGGAGAGTTTCTAACTATAACGCCAACTACTAGCGAATTGCGTCCTAGTTCAAACAGTATAAGTGTTAGCATAAGTGGCATTCCAACAAACAATGTTGCTGAAGTTTTATACAGCAAAATTAAAGGTAGTCCAATAAAAATATATCGTGCTTATTTTGATGCAAGCACAGGCACACAAATAGGTGCAACAGAAGGTAGATTTTTTGGTAGCATAAACAATTTTAGTATTGTAGACGAATTATCTACAACTGACAGAACAAGTACTAGTATTATTGAATTTGATTGTGCAAGTAGTGTAGATACACTAGCACAAAAATTAACAGGTAGAAAAACAAATCCTCAGAGTCAACAGAGATTTTACCCAAATGATTTAAGTATGAATAGAGTGCCAACACTCAAAGGTACAAAGTTTAAATTTGGAGCGCAAGAATGAGTTTTATAGATACACTAGGCGGATTGGCAAAGGGCGCATATACATTTCTTAGCGGAAAAAGTATTGGTAGTAGTTTAGCAAGAACAGCTCTACTAGGTTATGCACTAAACAGAATAAATGCAAGTGCTAACAAAGCAAATGAACAAAAAGACCCTGGTACAGAAGTACTAATAGATCCAGACACAGAATATAAAATACCTGTAGTATACGGTAGTGCATACGTTACAGGTAAAATAACTGATGCTGTAATGGCAGACAACAACACAACTATGTGGTTGTGTCTTACACTATGTGAAAAGACAGGCAACCTAATAGACAATACACCAAGCTCAATAGCGTTTAATGAAGTTTACTTTAATAACTTTAGGTTAAGTTTTGGAGGTAACGGTTACAGTGTAGATTACATGTGGGATGATAGTAATAACAATTCTGATGTATGGGCTAACCAAATAGAAGTGTATCCGTTTAGTGGAGGCTCTACAAGTCCTGTAAGTTTTAGTTCAGAAGGCGCAGGCAACACACAAAATGCATACAACATAATGCCAGGATGGACCAGCAATCACACAATGGACAATCTAGTGTTTTGTATAGTTAAGATTAATTATAGCAAGTTTAAGAAACTAACCAATATTGGTGAAATGAAATTTAAACTTACTAACACAATGAGTCAACCTGGTGATGTTCTATATGATTATATGACTAACACACGTTATGGTGCAGGTATACCAAGTCAGGAGATCTATAAGTCATGAGTAGCCTACAGGATCTAAACACATATTCAACAAACACAATTACATTTACTGACAATCGTCCTAGTGGTGTTATACTTTCGTATCCAACAGCTAGAAATGTTTATCGTACTATTCTTGTTAAAACAATTACATTACAAAGACTTATTGAAATAGTAGAAATTGTACAACCTAATATTGCACTAGTACAATTTATTGTTACAGTTCCAGTTAACAGACATACAATAGATTTTGGTACATTGCCAGCAGGCTGTAATATATCAACAAATGGTAACACACATACAATTAGTGGTATAGATAGTGTAAGTGATTGGGACAGCGTAAAAGCACCAACTATAACATTGCCAGTAGAATTTTTTGGTAACTTCTTTTGTACAGCAACAATAAAATACTATGACAATATTTTACAACAATATGTAGAAGTTGATTGGCAAGACGGTATTGATGCACCACAATCACTAATGGTATCTTCAAGTGCAATGAGTACAACAGCAAATGTTATTTGGGGCGGCGAAACTACATTACTAAGCT